CTGGCAGTTAGGATTTGCAGGGCGATCAACAAGTGAAACTTCAACAATCTGTCCGTCAATAATTCGGCCGTTAGCAGCCTTCTGATCACGCACAACGCGTGGAGATTTGATACCGATGGAGAACCCACGAAGGACTCCCGCATCTACTTTTTTAACGCTTACTGGATCAACAACATGGGCCATGATGTAGTGGCCGTCTGCCTTTGCTTCGTATTCTTTCGCAACTCCCGCAGCAATGCTTGAGTGTTGTTCGCGGATGTTTCCACCTGACTTAAACCAGGCTGGCATTGCGCGATCTAACCAAGCAGCGTCACAAATCTGCTGATCGATGTCAACTGAGTCGTCGGTTGCCTTGCCATAAACCATCAAAGTGCCGTCAGGCTGGCGATCTGCTTTCTCAATGCTGAAATACGAAGTGGTTAGATCATTCATGTATTGCTCCTCAATTTCATGGCCTCTAACTTTAGCAGTTTCTTATACATAGATTACCGTGTTGGCACGCCAACTAGGGTCGTTCCCATCGGAATATCATCATCAAAATCGGGTATTACTGGAAGTAAAGCACATCGGCAGTTTGGGTGCGCGGGCGGTTGCGTGTTGCCCGAGTTGAAGGTTCCACCGATCGGCACGACTTGGTTGGCGTTCTGTGCGCACTTAGGGCAAGGATCAGAAACCTCCCATTCCATCTCGGGGATCTGCATCTCCCTGTAACGGTTGATCGTTGCCGCTGACATGGCTCGGTTCTGTTCTGTTACCGCAATCGTCAAGGCTCGATGCGAGGATGCAACATTGCGCCTGATCAACTTGGCTGCTTGGTTGGCCGATAAGCCCTGTTCCAAAGCATCAGCGATCGAGTTGCCGATGTCATTCACGGTTGTGTTGGTTAATTCTTTGAGTGTGATCCCAAAGGAAGCCAGGAAGCGTTGGAAGGCCTTAGTTGGGCGAAGCAAAAGAGCCGCAGCATCATCGCCAGGGTTCCATCTAGCCCAATCGATAAAATCATCCTCGGCTGCTTTCTTTGCCAGGCGTGCTTTGGTGATCGCTTCATCAGCGGCAGCCTCACCAGTTACCCAGCCCTCGGCATAGACGCGTTCCAAGACACCGATCACGGCGGTCATATTGACTCGCACATTGAGCATCACCCATGCGCGGGCGCGAGCGCGATCTTGAGCGCGATTGTCCGTCATGTTTGGTTGCGTTTCTTTGTACCACTCGAACACGCGTTTGAACTCCGCAGTTTGTGCCAACGCTGCTCTAATCTTGACGGCACTCTTTGCAGCCATACGCCCATCGGCTTTCAGAGGCCCCCAAATCATGAAAGGTAAGCCTTAGCGAGCGCCCGAGCGCTGTCTAGATCTCCTTCGTAAGCGCAACGGTTCAAAGCATCTGCCACGATCGGGTCGAGTGATTTGAATTCAAACAAGCGAGCGCGTTTGCCCTTGTTGGCCCACTTCATAAAGGCCTTAACTTCGGTCTTTGTCTCGTTGTCGATCTCTTCCTCTTCAAGAACGCCTGGTTCCTCTTTTGGCTTCTCGCCAATCTCTGTCACAGGCTCGGTTGGAGTTGCATCAGGGCCTGATAATGCTGGCGCTGTTGACGCGGTCGAGGCATCAATAATTCCATCAGGGCTAAATAAGAAAGTGCTGGCCCCTGCCATAAGGATTGGCATATCAGCCTGTGGCGTGTCAAGCAATGGAAGGCCAAGTTCTGAGCGGCGTTCGTTGATCGTTTTACCACCGCTTGTTACTTCGATTTGGTTCTTTCGAGCGTTGGTTTCATTGTCCAGGCGCTTTGATGTCATCAACTTGAACTCCAACTCTCGTGGCATACCGAGGTATGTGTAGGAGATGTTGGTCAGCATCTTGCTGATCCAGTTAACCAAAGGCTGTGTTCCGATAGCCTCCGCGCTTTCAGCCCGCCCTTCCTCGAAACCAGCGCCTCCCAGCCCGCCCTTCGGTGCAAAACCGATCTCGGCTGGTTGAACGCCGTAGTGACCACAAATGGATGTGATCAAATAGTCGTCAAGAGTATCTTTGAACTTCTCGCCATAACCTTCAAACTGCACAGGGGTCATACCCGCTGGCAATAAGCGTAGACGCTTGCGTTGCTGTGTTTGACCCGCTAGGTCATCGTTGAATATGTTTTCATAGGCGCGAAGCAAATCAGGGTTAGTACCCCAGTTCTCATCGGTTGTAAACATCAACTCAGGCAGAACACCATCGGTGTATTCGGCTCTGATCCATTGCTGGCGGCGTAGATAAATGTCTGCCAAAGGAAGCGCTCGCTCTGTTGGGCTGAAGCCATAAACAGAAGTGGTGCGGCGATTGCGGACAAGGTACTGCAAATCATCTGCGGTGAATTCGCCATCGGCACTTGGATCATCATCGTTGGCTGTGAACTCTGCGCGAGGGAAGCCATAGAGGATCTGCTGGAAGGCTGCGTTAGGGGCCATAGGGCGCATACCGCGATCATCTAGGAGCGGCTTGATAGTTGAGCCATCCAGGATTTGTAGGCCGTATAAATCCCCACCCACGGATCGCTGTGGCCAAATGGCCCAGGCATCAATTACAAGTATCTCCTCGAGTGCAATCATCAACCAATCAGAAAAGGTGAGGCCGTTTGCGCGATCAGGGTTCTCCCAAAAGACTCGCATACGGTTGATCTCGTCTGTGTATTTCTCACGAGCCTTTGCCATAGCGCGAACATGGTCGCCGCCTGAGGTTGCTGCAATCTTTTCAGAAGCATCTGTGCCAAGCACGATGTCCCAATCAAGCCCTGTGACTTTGTTCTTGATCACTTCAATACAACGGCGAAGGATGTCGATCTGATCTGCCGAAGCACGAAGGGTCTTGAAAGGAACCAGGCGTGTTTCAGTAACATTGATGTTCTGCGCAACTTGGTATTCATAACGGCGTGGATCGGGGCGGCCATCCTCACGGACTGGGTTGATCGCGCCAGGTGTGATCGGTGTGCCAGGGCCAAAAGGAACCGCTGCTAACCAAGGGTTGCGTGGAAGCGGCGTGGAGTTGCCATAGTTCTGCGCAATTTGGTTCAGCGCGTTCAGGCGCATCTGTTGTTCTGTAAGAGTCACCGAACCTGCGGGCAGGTTTGGAGCCTTTTCCACTTGACCTTGCAGTAGTGCCTTTGCGATACGGTCTCTAAGACCCATGTGTATCTCCCTTTACTGCTTAAGCGTGTACTACAACTCTGTATTGGTTTAGGGTTGGAGCAACGGAGAACAACAGCGTGATTGTGTTAGTGGTTGCGTGGTTAACATCGCAGATGACTTCGGCATAAGAACCGCTTGCCTCGTAAACGCTAACGATCACATCTCTTGTTCCGAGGTTGTGTGTGATTGTGTAAGAAGTTGCTGTTCCATCACCGACATTTGCCGCGTACTTGGATACAACAACAGTTGAGTCGATTGCTACGGTGTTTGTAAGGACCGAGATACCGTTGCCAGCACCAACAGCCAAATCAGAAGCAAGGCTAAGACCCGAAGTTGTTGCCAACTTGATCTCAGCGCCGCTTGCGCCTGTTTGTAAACCGTATCCTGCGCGTGGTGCAAAAGAAAAGACTGTGCCGTTTAGAACCACACCGTTAGAAGCGGTGTAAGTTCCCGCACCTGAGAACTGTTGGAACACTATCGGGTCGGTTCCCACGGTTGTAACTTCATCAACATTCACCCAGCCTGTGTTTGCCAGGGTTGTTCCGTTATCAACGAATGTGAAGTCACCACCAGCGATTTCAGTTGATGTATCGAAGTCTGTAGCGCGAGTAAGCACCCAGTTGGTCGATCCATCACCCACGGTTGTTAGGGTGTAGATACCGTTCTGTGCTTGGTTGGTTTGTAGTCGAACAAGAATGCGATCGTTGACCGATGGTGTTGTTCCATCAGTTGTGAAAGCCGCCTGTGTTCCTGCGTTTGTAAGAGTAGCGCCAACACCGCTTGAACCGTTGCTATAGGTTGCGTTGAGGTTTGCAGTTGTTGCCGCATAAGAAGCCGCGTGGATGTTGAGGCCTTGAGCAACATCATCGACATACTGCTTGTTAGCAGCATCTGTGCTTGCGACTGGTGTCGCTAAGTTTGTAAGTTTGTAACCGCCCATGTTGAGGTCGGTTGTAGGAGCGAAAGCGTGAACATGGTCCTCTTTGGAGGGAACGGTTGCAGTTCCCGCAGAACCTGCTGCGCCTGTGATCGCATTCGGTGTTGAAGTTCCAAGGGCTGGTGTGCCGTGTGTGTGATCCGCACGAGCATAATCAGTTGATGTTCCGTTGCCGCTTGATGCACCGTAAGAAGTCTGAGCAGTTACAGTTCCGAATTGATTTGTTTGCGCCCAGGTTGATCCGTTTGAGTAATAGAAAAGATAGTTGTCTGTTGCGTAGTAAATAGTTCCAGCGTCAACTGATCCAGCAGCAGGGCGTGCAGCAAGTAGTCCTGATTGAACCGCGTTGCCCGCTACTTCCCAACGAGTGCCGTTGTAAATGTAGAGTTGGTTATCGCCTGTGTTGTAGTAAACCTGTCCTGAGTATGGGCTTGATGGCGCAGTAGCAAGGTTCTGAATTACGGCATTCTGTAATTCGTTCTTGTTAAGGTCAATCGAGACTAGAAACTTACGGGCCATTTATTTCTCCTAGATCACATAGGCAGTGCCGCTGAAAGCACTGGTAAAGGTTATCACCATTTGACTTTTGCTTGGGTAAGAAAAGGTGCCTTCGCATTGTGTTCCAGCAGAGTCAAGAACGACCGCCGTTGGTTCACCGTTAAGATTGTGGTTAATGGTCCACACCGCGCTTGCGATCGCTTGAGTGTGAACATAGAAAATCTCTCCACCACCTGGGCCTTGCGGTCCTGGTGCTGAAATTACAACTGTTGGAATAATCGGCTGGATGATTACTGCATCATCACTCATCGGGTTACCTCCGCTGATACTACGACCTGGCCCTGTGCCAATCGATAAACAATTCCGCCTGTAGAAGTTATCTCGATGTCATAGTAGTAGGTTCCAGGAATGATTGCGCGGGTTTGCGCGGCCGTGGCCTGAACTTCGACCGTTCCATTGGTTGGCGTTGGGATCGTGATGCCGTTGCCGCCTGTTGATAAAGACAAGACCGCTGTTGGGTCCTCGGGCAAGGATCGGATCTGCAACGCTGCGGTGTAGCCAGTTAGGTTGATCGGAACGGTTGCGATACCGCCTGAAATGTAGATGCCTGTTGCTGGGTTTGTCACCGTAAAGTTTGTGGTTGTGCGGGTTGCGATCGTTGCAGCCTGAAAGTTGTATTGCGATGGAAGCACGCCCGAGATGTTGACCGTTTGCCCACCTGTGAAGTTGTTATCGGCTGTAAAAGTTACAGTTGTTCCGTTGCCTGAGATGTTTGTGATCGTTGCGGGTTGCTTATACTGAAAGTTGATGAACCAGTTAGCGCCTTGGTTGATTATGGTGTTATAAACGACGGACATTTCACTCCTTGGCCACTTCCGATTGAGTAGGTTCAATCATAGCGCTTCCACATTTAGAACAATGCGACATTGACTTTGGCATTGGCAATCCACAACGCGGGCAGAAGTTTGCCAAAGCGCCAAAG